TTAAACATTTCACTAAAGCTTTTCAATACAGTCTAATACCTGTGCCCCGTCCTGCCCGAGCATATAACGGATTAAATTCACGCCATACCAAGTAGCCAAGAGCATCATTGACATGGTCGTATCCACCTTCTTTGTCTGGGTCTCCATTTTCGTTATAGCTTTGAAGTTCCAAGCACTCAATTAAGCGTTTGCAACAGGAAGCAATCTCCAATCGTACTTTTCCTTGTCCGTTCTCAAGAAGAGCTTGCACAGACGAGACTCTATCACGGATGGGTGGGTTTGCTTTTGGGCTTTGGTTTGTAAACCCATAACTTTCGAGTATGGATATATCGGTTTGTGCTGCATTGGTTGAGCGGTTCCCTCCAGAAGAATCAGGGTAAACAAAAATCCTACGATTAGGATAGCGGCGTAATACTTCTTTGGCTAGCGAATCCGTATCGTGTGCTTTTGTGATTTCATCAATGATTATTAACTTATCACCTACCCTAACCCCAATTACAGACGACATATTCCCAATATTGAAATCTATACCGATACGTAATGGCTCATCCTCAAAATCATATTTTTTGTCTGAAATATGTAATTTTCTGTTAAACCTGTCGTACACCTGACCAGCCGTTAAGTTAGTAAATTCTCCATTTAAGTACGCCTGTAACAAACTGGGGTCGTAGTTCGCTTCCAGCCTTTGAATAAAGTCAGCAGGTAAATACGGGTTGTCGGATGTTTTCATTTTTATTAGCCTACGATCTTCTCTTAACTGAGCTTCCTCACTTCCGAATGTTTGCCACATCCAACGGAAACCTTCAGGTGTGGACGCTGCTGCAAACTGCCGGACATTTCCTGATCTAAGTCGTCCAAGGATCTTAGGAAAAGCCCGTTGACAGGTTGTTGGATTAACAGTATCTATTTCATCCGCTAATACATAAGCCAAGTTCAAACCAATAATTCTCGACCAGTTTTCAAACGACCTACATAAAATTTTCGTATCAGCTTTAGGCAAATGAAGAATATATTCTGGCAACGGCGAAGCCCTAAAAGTGTAAGGAACCTCGTACTCTTCCAGAAATTGTTCAAAATCATTCATCCATATATCACGAATCAATGGTCCTGTTGGTTCCATAATGCAGCCGATAAACCCTTGATTTGCCGCCGCCATAAATAATGTTTTTGCTGCTAATGCCCTTGTTTTTCCTGCTCCATAACCAGCCGAAACGCCCAAGATTTCAGTAGTAGAATCATCAACAAAATCTCGCTGACCCGGGTGTAAATCGTTTCTAATCCTTTTCAGGATTTGCTCTAAATCAAGACTGTCAACTTGATCTCCAGCTTTAGTGAGGACACAACCTGAAGGAATGTTGTCATAAATAGTCAATCTAGTATCCTCGCAATTCGAGCAGCCGAATTAATACAACCTAAAGCAACAGAAGGGTTATTAGTCTTTCTTGCTTCCTTTTGCAGCGTAGCCAGTTGAGACAACAGTTCAGCAACCATTGTTTGCCGATCAATTTCCCAGTCGGCCCGTAATACTTTTCTCGCTTTCTGAATATACTTATCTACTTGTCTTGCCCCCACCCCCCACTCACTTGATCCATATTGAACGCATTCTGAACGAGTCGCTCCATTAGCTAACAGACGAGCAACTCTGTTAACTCGCATTTCTACTTTTGCTGCTGTTGATTTAGATGCAGGCATAATTCAACCCAAAACATTCCAAAAGAGCGTTTTACCTTTTGATAATTTTTGACACATTTCCCACGCTTTCAAATCGTAATTACCACACGAAGGAAACGGAGATTCATATCCACTAGACCATGAAAAGTCTTTTGGGTACTTATGTAACGTAACATTCGATGAAAAATTCTGCTTTTCGTTCCGACTTTCTAATCCCACAATCACACCATGGACAGGGATAGGATCAAACGCTTTACCTAAACAACGAGCAAGCATTCCTGAACCTGTCGCTGCCCATACTTGGTCCACATTCCCAACCATTGAACGAACTAATTTCATTTGCTGGATAAATGGGTTCGATGCTTCTGGCACATCAAAACCTAAAGGTAAGAATAAAGCCCCTTTATCTTTTGCGTATTTTCTTGCCTTTGCCTGCACATTTGACATCCTCCCGAATTTGACTTGATAGATCGTCGCACCATTTTTCAACGCTTTTTTTTGTCTGATATGTAGCTCGTTTCTTTTTGCATAAAACAACGTCACTTTAGTTTTTGTCCTGCCACCCCAAACTGAAAGTGCATAAGGAGCACCCCCACAAAAAGGACCACCAAATACAACCTCTTTTGCATCCTGAACCAAGTAAGGTAAAAACCTCATTTTTGAACCACCCGGTACAAGATCATCACGAACTACTAAAAACCGACTGTGTTCTTCAATGATCGGTTTTGGCTGCCACCAGTTATTAGGCATTGATTAAAGCCCTCGTTTCAGAATTACAAGCAACATCAATTACTAAATGAATCCTTGTCGTTTGACTCGTGTTTTTAACTGCGTGTGGTTTTCGAATATCTAGATAAAAAAGAGATCCGGCAGGAAAGTGAGACATTATTTTTTTCCCTGATAAATCCCACGAAGAAAAAATACAACCTGTTCCCGTTTGCAATGGAATATGTAGACGAGCAATCCGTCCGTTAGCTGTTCCGGCATTTCTATCTGTAATGTCAGCATGTCTTGTCAACTCACCATTGTTTGCTTGCAATCGCATTAGACGAACTCTTTCTAATTTACCGGGTATAGAATTTGCCAACTTCCATACAGTAGGAAGACTTGTAGCTGCTGATGTTGGTGCACATTTAGCTAATAGCCTTTTAGGATTTGACAGCTTCCATCCTTTCGACATCTCTTCGGGTTTAATAATAAATTGCGGATCATCCGGATCAAAACCCTGCAACGCAACAGCCGTCCAAGATTTGCGTTTGTTATAGGAACTGTAATGTTGCTCCCACGGTGGTTTAAATTGATTGATTTCTTTTAGGCACTGTTGAACTGTTTCAACATCTGCTCCTTTCCCTAATAATTTTAAAGCCGGAATATCAGACTCAAACAGGGAACCAGAAACCCGTTGAGTTTCGTTGACATTTTTAACGTATAAAGTTTTTATATCAGACGAAGCAGATACTTTTGTTGCTACTGCTGAGAATCCTAACTTTAGGATAACGTCTTGTACTTGGCTGTTTTCTGCGTGGACTTCAATCCATGTAGGACGAGGTCCAGACTTTGCCATTAGTTTTGTTAGCAGGGTATGAACTCCAGCCGTTGTGCCTGCTATCGCCTTAACTTGTAAATCATTTTTCAATACAGTTATTTTCCTTTGAGCAAAATCAGTCTGTAAGCTTTTTGATTTAGATATTCGAAAAATAGCAACTGCTGTAATTTCTGAATCAGGACGAACCCAAACAAGTTGTCTTTCTTTTAAAGCATTAGCGATGTCTCTTTCCTTGGGTAAGCCAAAAGCACCGTAAGTATGTGGTTTAAATTCTTTTTTGAAAATTGCGGCTACTTCTTTTAAAAAGGAAAGTTCAAACCCTAATGCCCAAGCAGGAGCATCCATTATAATTCTCCTCCGATCGAGTCAGCCGTTACTTTTTCACCATATTCTGTTACTTCTGGCTCCTGTTCGTATTCTGCTGGATCTTCATAGATTTCACCAAAATCACAGGGGCCACATTTTTCCGTTGCTTTTTTGGGGTCGCCTTTAACAAAGACCAATACGTTCTGATGAGTTTTACCAAACTTCCTACCAGCCGAAAAGATACGTCCTGTTCTTATGGCAAGTGTTCCAATCGGTGTAACTAAAATGCCTTCGTTGTAATAATCCAATCCTGCTTCTATAAATGCATTAATGGTGTCTCCTACAAAATTGCGATAAATTCCTTTTTTATCTCTAATTTCACCAATAACAAAACAAGCAAACGAATCATCCTTTAAAAGTGAACAGGTTTTAATAATTATTTCTTTGTATGCTGCTACAAATTGATCGTAAGAAAGAGTAGAAATATCTCGTTCGTCGTCACTGTAAACTTCCAGATCAGCGTAAGGTGGACAACTAAAAATCATGTCGGCTTCTACTCCACCTAAAATTTCATGTATATCCCGACTGTCTCCTGTTTTCCACGTTGGGATATTTTCAACACATATTTCTTCTGCTTGTTCTTCGTTTGCTTCTATTTGTTCGGCCCGTAGATCAACTCCGTAATACTGACGCCCTGATTTAGACGCAACTATTCCCCGAACGGAACCTCCAGCGAAGGGGTCAACTATTACACCATTGGCAGGACTAAACCATTTGTAAGCAAGTTCAGCAAGTACAGGATCAAAAATAGAAGTGCCACTTAACCTTGAATTTTCTAAGAAATCTTTGACTATTTCTTCGTCGGTCATTCCTGCATTTCTTTTATCGTAATAACCCGGTATAGAACCTTGTAAAGAATTAGCCCTTGAAGCCATCTTTGGATTTTTCAAAATCTTTGTTACTTCTCTTAATTTCTCGTCAGGTTGCAAAACTGTATCCGACATCTTTAACAGATTTCCTTCTCTTCCTACTTCTGATTTAATGCCTAAATCTATCCACGCTTTTTTTCTATTTTGCCACCACCCTTCTCTTGCATTTAGAACAGAAAAAGGAACGACCCCGAATCGATCAGATAAAGAAACAGAAGGTTGAGCATCGCCGCCACCATCGGAATCATCATCAGCGAAGCCACCAAAATCTTCAGATTCCGCTAATCCTGCTAAGTCTTCATCTGTAAACCACGGAGAAATATCCTGCTCGTCCGATAGTTTTTTTAACATTTCCATATCCCATACAGAAGTATCGGATGATCTGTTATCAGCTAAAGCAAGTCCTACCTTTTCTTCCTCGGTAAGGCCTGTTCGTTTAACAGCGATAATTTCTTGTCCGTCTGTTTCAATTACTCGGACATTTTTAATCCCTGCTGACTTGGCCCCTTCAACGGTTCCGTTGCCTGCAAGGATTCTGTTGTCTTCGTCTATAACTATGGAACGTGCCGCACCAAACCTTTCCAACGATTCCTGAATCAGTGATGCAGATTGATTTGTTCTTTTGCGTGCGTTCTTATGGTCGCCTTTAAGCGAACTGATGTCAGTCATGTTTGTAAGTGTTTTTTTTAATAATAGTCGGGGTATTGATCCGGACACTTAAACCGGCCCTGCTTTTGCGAATGCTCACCGCTTTTGTATAGCTTTCAGCCTTCCTACGGACCTAGAACATAGGAAGGCATCAGGCACCCCGATAAAAGAATATTAGTCGATTTCCATTTCACGGAATTTTTCTGATTTATAAAGGTGACCATCTTTCTTCGCTTGTTCTATCATTTCTAATGTTTCGTCTTCAGAGAAACAATAGTCTTCCCAAGTTTCACCAGTTTTGGGATTTTGCTGATAAACCTTCCAATAATAAATAGGGTTCAGTTCCACGGAATCAGACATTTGATTGTGAAGCCACGTTTTAATTAAAGACATAAAAAAAAGAGGGGTCTAGCCCCTCACGTAGTTTTAAAAGAATCAATAAAAGCTCTATCTCTTTTGAAATGTCTAGTGCAAGTGATTTGATCCCATTTAAAGCCTTCAGAATTTGCTTCTTGAATTAATTGGTCTGCTTCTTCTTTTGAATCGACAGATTTTGCCCAATTAGGAGTTGTTACGTGCCAGAAAGTATTCATTGTTCTAGCATTTCAGCGTGATCAAAATCTTCAAGGAAATCAATCAAGTTGTCAGTTAGGTTGTAAATAGCAATCTCTTCGGGATTGCCATTATCAACGATTGCTTCAGCTAAGTTTCTAGCAGCAGCGATAATTGATTCGTGCATTTAAAAAGTCCATAAAGTGCAAGGGTCATCCCCTTGAAGAGACATTAGCATACATGGCAGGCCATAGCAACGCAGGTATAGCAATAAAAAAGCCCTTCCGAAGAAAGGCTGTTGGAATCTAAAGGACGACCTCTAAGACTTCAATTTTTTTCAAAGTTTTGGCTCCTCTATATTGGTTGTAAATGTCCGTCTTGTAACTTTCTGACTCTTTGTCAACGATGTTTGGATCAACGATGCTCATGCCATCGTAGGCCCATGTTTCGCAGTCGGTAATGTCATAGATGTTGACAGGCATTATTGACCAAGCTTTGAGCTTGTAGTCACGCTTCGCTTTTCGTGCTGCTTTGGTTGCAAGAATAATATTCTTGTCTGTGCCTATAGCCCATACCATCGCAGATCCATGTCCGAAGACGCAGATAGCGAGCTTGTTCTGCTCTTTTTCCATAATTAAGTTGTCTAGGTTCAGAAATGAAGGATTGCTCCTTCAATTTCCATTATAGCATATCCGGCAGGCCATAGCAATTCAGTGCCCAACAAGGTTTACGAGTAAATTGGCGTAAGCCGCTATTACAAGTAGCAAAAGACAGAAGGAATTAAAATTCATATTCTTCATCAGATGAAAAGGCTCCGGCTTTGCATTCTCTAATATCAATTCCCCACCTCTGGTTTGAATGCGTCACCATCGGGTTCCCTAGTTTTTCAATCACTATGTTGTGCGGATTCTCTCCATTTCGAATAAGCCATCCGTTGACCCATCTCCCATCAGGCATCAATCTTTGTACGGGGGTTTTGGGGATAATGGGGATTAACTGTTTTTCTCCTATACCCCTATTATTAAGGGATAAAGGGGTTAAAGGGGATAAACTCTCTTTTTTATGTGCGTGCGAGGAGGTTGTTTCCCTTTTTTCCCTTAATCCCCCACTTTCTGGTGCATGGGATAATTCCTTTTTAGCAGGTCGGAAGAGAATGGCAGGCCTTCCTCCTAAAGTTGAATCAACGGTTGTTTTTGTCCCATCATGGTAAATCAATCCCTTTCTTTCTAAAGCCCTAAGAGATCGGTGGGCCTTTTCATTTGGGATATTGAATTGAGCAGCAACGTCCGCCGCAGTCGAGTGAACGTTGTTTTCCCATATCCGGCAAACGTAGTCATAAATGTCACCCTGCCTGCCTTGCAAATTCATTTCTGCATCTGCTAGTGCTTCCGCCGCCATAGCATCCTCACCGCTTCCATGTGTTATCCAACCCTCATCTTTTAGTTCAACAACAAGGCTGGTCGCTTTGCTCCGACCCATTGGCTTGCAAGCGATCCGGTGGTCTGTTTGCATTTGCCCTTCTAATGGCTGACGTAACCAATTAAGAAGAACCGACCAGCTAACGCATCCAGCTAAGCTATTATTTCCTCGTGAGGCCGAAATAGCATTGCCTCCAGAAACAGATTTGTTTGTGTGATGAATCAGGACGGTAGTTGACCCCGTTCCTGCAAGCATCATTTCTAATTGACGAGCAGGAATATCAAAATCAGACGAAGCTTCTTCAATCCCAGAATTTGCAATGCAAGCGTGGTAAGTATCCACCAGAATTAACGAACCCGGATTTTCAGAAGCAAGTTTCGCAATCGCTTCAATTCCTGCGTCATTTAGCTGGACGTTGTCTTCAAGGCTCCAAAAAATAATCCTTTCATTTAGCTCATGGATAATTTCACCGGAAGGGGATGTAAATTTTCGACCCAATCCTTCTCTCTCAAAAAGAACCCACCAGTCAGAAACGTTTTGATCGGTGCCCACGATAATCAAATGATTGATCGAGCCACGTATTGGCAGATTGAGAAATTCCTGCCGCCCCCTTATGGCAGCCGACGCCATTGCCACCATGAGGGCAGATTTTCCAATTTTTGGAGGTGCCACTAAAAGGTTTTGTCGACCTCGCATAATGACGCCTTCCCAAAGCCAAGGGGTAGGAGAAACGTCAAGTTTTGATCCACCTCTTTTGGGTTCAGGAACTCCAACATTTCGACCCGATGCCTGTGCTAGATAATGTGCTGCTTCAGTCCTAGATAACGAAATCCCTATTTCATCAGCATGTTCACGAAGAAGCAGTAAACGATCTTGGGCATCAGTCGTAGTTCCAACGACTCTTTCTGAAGCGTCTTTTAACTTTTTTACTCTCTCTAACGAGTCCTGCATTGTTGCGGTATTCTCTGAGTCGTTTGGTATAGAATCCATCGCTTGCTTTTTGGGGTGAAAAATAATCTTTTTGTGTATAGACGCCTAATTTTTCTAGCTCTCGAAAGGCTGATAATTCAGGACTTGATTGAAAGGGATTAGCTTTGTCATCTTCATCTAAAGCTTTATCGCTACGTTCTTTTTGAGCTTTGGAATAAACGCCAAGTAATGCTAATTCCATATTGAAGTCAGCAGGGAAAGAGTAGGGAACCCATCGGAGCATTTCGTATGCTCTTTTTTCTTTTTCTATATCAGCCATTAGTTGTCAATTCGATTTGGTTCATTAATTACGGCCCTTTGCAATAAAAGATTTATGTATGAAGTTCTACTTTGACCAATCGGTCTTTTTTTATCAAGTGCGAGCATAATTCGTTCATCAATGGTTACTCTGAAATCAGAAGCGACTTGTTCTGGCATTAGCTTAAAGGCTTGCGGTTGGACTTAAAGGTGCCATAATCTAGCCAGCTACGCAACCCCACATTTGTTACTGCCTATAAAGTCGTTACAGTTCTATCCAGAACAGCACCGTTACCGATTCAAGGATGACTGGCTGATTATGAGCGTTTCTGACGTGCTTCGTTACTTTATGGACGAAGATCAAAAAGCCGCAATCGAACGATACCGAGGAGGAGAAAACGGATGGGAGAAACGTGGAAACGAACTACACGCCACCCTTGAAAAATTACTAAACGGAGAAGAAATCAAAGCAGAAGGAAAATTTGCAGATTGGATTGACGCATTAAAAAATTGTGACCTATTCAAAAACTCAGAAATCCTCGCTACTGAGTTTGCCCTTTGCGATGAAGAAAAAAGCATTGGTGGATCATTTGATTTTTTATTAAAAAAAGAAAACGGAGAAATTATTCTCGGCGACCTAAAAACAACATCAAGCGAGAAGGCTGCAAAATATAGAAAACCAGCAACCGAGCAACTTGGAGCATACGCTTCAATGCTGAAGCAACATCGACCTAAAATCAAAATTGATAAATGCTGCACTTTGGTTCTTGGCCCGAACGTATGCAGGCCCATTGAACAGGAACCGAAAAAATGCCTTGAAGCATGGAATAAAATCTGGGAGGAATATCAGGAAGAAAGAAAATTAATTGATGATTTTTAGCTTGCAATATTCCCCGGCCTGCCATAATATACCAATAGATACAACACTTACTAACCGCTATGGGAAATGTAACGCACGGCTTCGATCCAAAAGTAGGCGACCAAGCAGCCGTCTATTACTACTCTGACGTTCACCCTTGCACCGTTATCAAAAGGACCAAAAAATTTGTAACTGTCCAAATGGATGATTACAAATTAAATAAGGATTCAAAACCTGAAATCATCCCCGGAGGATTTGTCGGACATTGCGTTAATCAAAATGAGCTTAGGTACGACATCACTAGGAATGAAAACGGTGGGACGATGAAATTTGGATTAAGGAGCAACGGCGTATGGAATCAGTGTGGTGACAGTTCTTCCAACCCAACCGCATTAGGCAAAGGATGGAGAGCCAAGCACGATTACAACTTCTAAAACAAACGGCCCCGAAAGGGGCTTTTTTTTTGCCTAGGGGCTTGCTTTTATTTCTGGCAGGCCATATAATACCAATAGATACAACACTTCTCAAATGCCTAAAACCGTTAACGAACTCATCTGGCAAATCGAAGACGAACTAGATGGAGACTTAACAGCCGAACAGGATTACTGCATTAAAGCAATCGTGGGGGCAAATCCAATAACAGATGAAATTATTGAACTTTGCGTCAACTACATAATCTTCGGCAAATAGCACACCGCCTCCTTCGGGAGGCTTTTTTATTTAAACCAAATGGACATCTCAAATGAAAATAAACATCGACATAGATAAAAGCAACGACGCTTTTACAGGAGAAAACGATTGGATCGAAACTCAACGAATCCTTGCCGATCTAGTCAGAAAGAAATTACCGTTTCAAGGACAAGGCTTCCATACGGGAATTATTTGGGACATCAACGGGAACAAATGCGGCAAATGGGAGGTCATAAACAAGTAGGGCTTGCAACTTTTCTGGCCTGCCTATATAATGATTGCAAGGCCGACGAGGCCACACTTACGGAGCTTTAAATGACTTCTTCTTCTCTTTCTTCTTTAAACAAGGCACCTTTGCTAAAAGCAGCAAAACGCCTTGAAAAAAGGATCGAGGCACAAGAAACCGCAACACGGATTCTTTTCATCATTGCAGCAACTACAACATCTGCTGCTTTTATCTTCTAATCATACGGCCTCCTTCGGGAGGCCTTTTTTTTTACTCAAAATGAAACTTTTATTAAAAGAACATCTCGAAATCCTACCTAAAATAGGAGAACAGGAAGGCAACCCTGAACTGATTGCTTACGTCAAATTATTTACGCCTTGGACATTTTGGACTTGGTATATAGCAGAGCATAACCCTGAGACAGGAGAATGCTTTGGCTACGTCGAAGGCCAAGAAAAAGAACTCGGTTACTTTGACCTAAACGAACTAAAGGCAATAAAAGGACCCGTTGGATTATTTGTCGAACGAGACATCCTTTTTGAACCTCAAACCATTAACTCAATAAAGAAAGCAAATGCCTAAAAAGGAATTAAAAACCCTTCATTCTGAAGAATCGAAGCTCGGCCCAAATGCCGAGCGATTTACGAAATTTTTAGAAAACGGGCTTCATTGCTTTGAGGAATCCCTTGATGATTTCCGACCCACTTACGTTCAACACGAAGAGCAAGGAATCGGGCTTCTTTTTACTCAACTCCGAGAAGATGATTGGGGAATAGATACGGCGACAGATTACGCCGTTATAGCTTTTGAACATGGCATTAGCTGGCCTTCAGGAGCGTTAATTTATTTCAATAACGAACAGCCCCCAGAGCAGGTGGCGATGCTTTTTGTAGCTGCAATCGTTAGGGAAACACCCGTCAAATGCCCATCCTGCAAACAGTGCCAAACGAAAGAAATTTATTCAAAGCAACTTGAAAAAGATTGGAAGGAAAAGAAAGAGTGGTTTGAACAACCACCAGAAGAATTTATAACCGGATTCCACGATTAAAAAACATAATATGGCTTGCAATCTTTTCTGGCAGGCCATATAATGTAGGCATGGGAGAGATTCCCAAAACACTGAATTTTTTTAAAATGACCCTTGAAGCTTTACAGCTAGAGATTGATCAAACAAAAAACAATCTTAATGATGCTGACCGTGAATATCAATTTTCACTAGCTGGAGGAACACTCCAAGAAATCAAAGAAGCAAAAAACCGCCTCGGAAGATACAGAGCCAAAATGGGCCGACTTATTCGCACAAGAATGAGATTACAAAGCGAGGCAAGCTTCAAATGAAAAATCTAATTTACACCCTTTTATTTTCTGGCCTTCTTTTTTGGGGGATGAACTCGGCTTTAACAGATATGACTAAAGCCGATTGCAACGCAGGAATCCAAGCCGCTTGCTTATCTATCAAATGAAATTGGACGACCTTCCTCTATTTCAGAATACAAAAGAAAAAAGCAAGCTCGCACAAGCATGGGATGAGTGCAAGAACAAACAGCCTTGGCTCATTCCTAAACTTGCCGAGATTGCAAGAAAATTAAAAAAGCGAGGTTATACCAGATACAGCATTAGTGGCCTATTTCATATTTTGAGGTGGGAAACTGATTCTTCAACTGGGGACTTAGGACTTAAAGTTAATAACAATCATCAACCATTTGCTGCACGGGAATTAATGCAGCTTTACCCCGACCTAGATGGATTCTTTCAACTCAGAGAACAAAAGCCGAAGATTGGTGGTAGTTGGGGACAAATCTATTGAATATTCTTTTATCGCATACGGCAAACCTGCCCCACAAGGCAGCAAACGCCACGTTGGAAATGGAGTCCTTATCGAGTCCAGCAAATACGTTAAGCAATGGAGAAAACAGGTCAAGGCCGCCGCCAAACTAGCAAGGCCTCAAGGTTGGAATCCTTACTTACCTATGGACCTATACGCTCAATTTTTATTCAATCGTCCTAAATCCCATTACAGAACAAATGGAAGTTTAAAGCCCACGGCCCCTTTTCATTGCGTTACCAGAATCGGTGATTTAGATAAATTAATTCGAGCTATTGCAGACGCCTTAACTGACGTTGCATATCAAGACGATTCCCAAATTATTAACATTAAAACTACACGTCGCTATGCCCGACCAACAGAGCAGCAAGGAGCAATTATCTCGCTCCGAGCTAATCAAAGCCCTTAAAAAGTTCCAAGAAACTTGTCCTCCTATCGCAAAAGATAAAGAGGGATACGGATACAAATATGCCCCATTAGAAAAATTTTTATCGGTGGTCAACCCTGCTTTAAATCAAGTGGGATTAGTTCAAACTCAAACTTACGATTTTGACGAAGGACGAACGATTCTTGTTACGACCCTTTATCACGAAAACGGAGCTTCAATCTCAAGTCAGCTTCCTATTTTAGATCCTGTCGGTAGGAATCCCAAAAAGGACATCATGCACGAGTTTGGTGGAATAACCACTTACTCACGAAGATATGCCTTGAAAATGATTCTAGGAATTGAACCCGACATGGACATGAACATGGAGGATTTGATTGATAGATCAGGATCTAGCAAACCCAAAGCAGAGGAACAAAAACCTGCCCCTTGGGTGAAACCTGAAATCAAAGGCATCCCCGACGATGAACAACCTTTGCCTTTAGAAGAAAGGAATTTATTGCTTGGCCTAATAAAGGAAATCAAAGACGCAAACGGAGAAGAAGCCTTCAAGAAATTCTGTAAAGAATTTAGGGAAGCCTTCGACCTAGCCCCTAACGCTAAGATTTCCGGTCATGTAAAAACCAGAAAACATGAGCGATTTTTCCAACAATGGAACCCGTAAAAAACTACAACCGGAATCAAAAGGTTTATGACGCTAAACGGCGAGCAAACCAATTCCACGTTCGACTTCCTGAGTCGTTGGCTATGAGAGTAAAGGAATATGCTTTACAGAATCATTCCAGCGAAAATCAAGCTCTAATTCACATCATCAAATCGTACTTTTCTCAACTTCCTTAAAATGATCAACGCCGGAATCCTCGGAAGACTTGTCGCCGACCCTGAAACAAAAGACGTAAGGGGAACCGATATTGTCCAATTCACAGTCGCCGTCAATCACAACAAGAACGACGCTTCCTTCGTTCGCTGCTCTATTTGGGACGATAGAGAGCATCCAAAAGCCTTTGCTACTTTGAAAAAAGGAACACAGGTTTATGTGATGGGAACAGGCAAACTAGGAATTTACGAAACAAGAAACGGAGACGAAAAAGCATCCTTAAACGTAACAGTTAAAAGCTTTGACGCTTTCCTTCCTGCACAAGAAACGCAGCCTAGTCGCTCAACTCCTGTTGATATGGACGATATGCCTTTCTAAAAAGTCGCTCCCAAAACGGACGGTTTTTTTCTAGTTCAATCTTAATTAAGTGACTCTCTAATGCTCCTATTTGCTCAATGCAATTAGCTATTAGGGAGTCTTTTAATCTGTTTTCATAAAGCAGGTTTGCACAAGTTTTTGCTACTTCTTTATGGTTTGGATTATTTAATATTTTTCGTTTTGCAACTTCTAATGATAGTTCTCCTTCTGGGTCTAGGTTAACTTTAAACAAAGCTGAAAAATCCATGCTTCTCAAGGCGTTAGGCTCTCTGTTTGTTTATAGATCCCCAAAAGAAAAAGAAGGTTTCAAAAATCACTTAATGCTATTGACCTGTAAAAAATTACGAGTTTTAGCAGGCACTAACAGTCACTATTCAAAGGCAAAGTTAGTAAGTATGATTTTAGAGGATAGGGATAATAAAACCTCTTAGTATGGGGAACTAAGAGGTTTCTTTTTCGCAGTAAGGGTGAACAATGCCCTTAATGGAAAGTTACCTATTTTTTCAGTTTTTGCCAAGCAGCCGACATCCTAGTTTCTAAGTTGTGCTTCTTATCTAGTTTTGGACCTATTTTGGCTAAGCCTGTATATAAACCGTGTTGCTTATGATTTTTACGATGTCGTCCATCAAGAACGTACCAACGATCCATGTCTAACACACGTTGCCTGTCTTCTTGCCGCCACTCAGGTTTATACATTATTGAAGAGTTGTACTTGAACTAGGATAGAGCCTTGATTCCAAAAAACTAACGGCTTGGTCATCCAACGTATTAGTTGACTGCTTGGCTGCTGCTTTTAAAAGTTTTAACAATAATTTTTTCCCTGAATCGCTTCTCAAGAAAGCATATAAAACAGGAAGAAACGGTTTAAGAAGTTTTTTCATTTTTTTGTTTTTGTTTTTTGTACTCCTTCACCCATAATTCTAATTCTTTAATTCGCTTTTGAGCTCTGACTATCTGTTCCTCCATCCGTTCGGATCTCTTTTAACTGTTTCTAATCTAGCGATGTCTTTCTCTATCGCATTTAGCCGATGGAATATTTCACGAAAATTACCTTGGTTACGATTTGACCTATTAGAAATAACCATTAGAAGAGCAGAAATGGCCGCACCTACTACTGCTGCTAGTAACTCTTGAGGCATGTTTAAGGTTTTGCAGTAATCTTAGAATATTGTTGTTATTTTTCTATGCCAGAAAAGCCAAGCCCTGAAACAAAAGCTGTCGCAATTCAGGAAGACGACAAACCCGATTATCAAGAGAAAATAATGTTCTTGGTTAGCACCACAGCACAGGGAGCAATTCTTGCTTGGTGCTTGATCGTCTTATCCCTTGGATACATAAAATTACCCAATCGCATGTTTGGCCTTGACATCCCAGACCAGCCAAGAGTGGACTCAACTTTTGCGGCTGGATTATTGGGGAATATCCTTGCAGGATGGGGTGTGTCTGTGGGTGCGGCAACTGGAGCGAAAAAGAAAAAGAAGGGAGAAGAAACCAACGGAAATGAAGGGAACGGTAGCGGTTATCAAACCATTGTGATTAGACAGCCAATAGAATTAATTACTAAAACTCCTACTGCCACAAAAATAGATCCTATTACTGGCAAGGAAGTTGACCCCGTCACTGGCAAGCTTCAATGAAGAAATTATTTTTATTTCTGTTCTTAATGGCTCCTGCTGCAAATGCAGATTTGACCCATTCCATTACTAGCTCGGCCCAATTAACGGTGAATGCTGCTGTAACTCAAGCAGAACGTATTGGGTCTAGTTTTTCAATTTCGGGTACTGGGGTAGATGTCACAGATGGCACCACGGCTGGAACTTTGTCAGCCGGAACCATTTCATCAGGTGTTTATGCACCCGGTACTATTGCCGCCACTCAGAATGCTACCTCTGGTGAAAGCTTTAGTTTTAGCCAGTCATATATCCAAGCGGACGCCGTACCGACCTCTGCCCCTAGCGTTGGAGCAGTAGGAAACTTTAGCGACGTAACTTCTCACGCATCAGGAACAGCAGGGTCGCTCGCCGGATCAGTAACAAGTGCTGGAGTTGTAAGTTTGACACCGGGTTCGGGAGGCACTGTCGCAACGGGATCTGTCGTAAGTTCAGTAACGGTAAAATAATGCACTTTCCAATTCTTGCTTGTTCAATAGCAGTCTTTGTTTTTTGTCTGTTTAATTTTTTAATGTGGAAGCATTACATGGACATACATAAATGAAAAGACTTTTACCATTATTTTTATTACTTTCTAACTCTGCTTATGCTGTCCCCGTCGTACCAAATTTCTCGTCTGGAACCATGTCCGCCACCACAAGGACTACACAAAATATTACTGAAAGTATTGTCAGCACAGATTTTAATACTGGGCACACTTATACGATTAACGGAACAAATTTGTCTATTGACGGTGCAACCATTTCTCCACCACCGACAGAAACAAGCCAAACGGTTAACGGAGTAAGCTATACATGGACAGGAGCAGATTTAAGTCAAAAGCCAAATGTAACTATCGCAAATCCGGGTCAAGCTTTTCAATATGCCGAAAGCTATATTGCACCCGGTTTGCAGAACATAACGACCATAAATCGCACCACAGTTTTAGAATCAGTCACCGAAACTACGTCAGTATTCTCGCAATAATTGGACTTATATTTTCACCAAAAGTATTAGCAAATACCTCTCAAACAGCAGCACCAGTAGCCAATACGTCAGCTTCGTTAACCAACATGGCAATACAGACGCTTCAAGGTAATCTGATTCAGAATCAATACGGAGGTGGAGTGGTTTGTCAGGGACCAATGTTAACCTTTTCACCCTTTATAACTGACTCACATTCTTTTCAAAAGCCTAGAGAATATTGGTACGAAGCTCCTGTTTATGACGACGACGGAAATGTTATTTACAATCAAATGAACCGCACAGGACAGAAGGATAATTTTTCACTTAATGTCGGTGCTAGTTTAACTTTTTCCATGCCACTTGATCGAAGATTTCAAGAGCGTTGTTTGAAAAATGCAAAACTACAAGGCGAACATCAACAGCAACTAATTGATAACAAAAAACTAGATTGGCACATCGCAAGATTACGTGAATGTGGAAAATTACGTCTAGCCGGTATTGAATTTGCTCCGGATTCTCCTTATTTTCATCTCTGTGAAGATGTTGTTGTTAAACCTAAAATGGGTCAAGTTTTACCTCACCGACACCTTATTTCTTCCCCAAAAATAGAGGAGAAATAACTGACGCTCCAACAGAGCAGAGGCTAAATCAATAGCTTGGTAATGGGTCTGGTCTTTTCTCCGCTTCTATTTTACTTTATTTTTTAACGGTGGCAAACCTTTCTTCTCTCTGTAAGCATTTGTAATTTTTTCTGATAAGTTTGGTCGTTTTACTTTCTTACCTAATATCTTTTTTACTCTATTTATTATCTGTTTAATGATGGGCTTGACGGCCTTCAATAATATTGGTGTAGATAGTGCAGCAGTTGTAGCCACAAGAGTGATTGAACCCGTTTTTACAATTTGTGGAACGGTGGGGATGGCATCAACTATCTGCTGTTGAACATTTAATTTTTTATATCTAGTTACACAACGATTTCCAACCAATTCATACTTGATAATTTGTTTAGTATTTTCTTCGACCTTTGTCCCAACTTCAGGAGCCCCATCAGGTGGACAATCTTCTGGCTTTGCTTCTGGCACTTCTGCTGCTGGAGGTATTTCTGGCTCTTCGTATCTTTGTGGCTCTTCCTCTTTTATAGGAACTATTTGTAACGGGTCATAATTCATAGGCTCATAACTTGGTGTCTGTGCAGGACACAAGATCAAATTATGTTGTGGATCGTTATCTATAAGTGCATCATTTTCAATACTTCTTCTTGCCTTAACACAAGGCATTTCAATTATCGGGAAGCCTATCGGAACATTGATTGGAACGCTCGGAGCATTAACAACAGGTGCTTTGATTATATAAGTATTAACAGGTTCGACCCCTATAGCTGGAACTTCAATTTTAGGGATCAAAACTTAGGTAAACCAAATGCTTTCTTTTCTTCGTTTTTTTGCTGTGCAGGACTTAACGCACCAGTAGGTAAAGCAGGCCCAGATAAACCGGGTAAATTAATCGCACCTGTGATTTTTTCCATTGCTTTATCTTGAAGCATCTTTTGGTTCTCTTCATTAGTTATCCATAAATAACCAAACACCCCACCACCAGTAATAGCTGCCACAAGAAGGAAAGATATTACACTGATAATGTTCAGGATTTTTTGCATGGTAAGAGAAGCAATCTTAAAGGCTATTACTCACACTAGCCTAATTGTTGTTATTGGGCTTCTACCTCTGTTGCCTCTTTATTTTCTTCTTCAGAGCTATTCTTCTCGGACTCTTGAATCAACAAACCTGCAAACTGCAACGCTCCATCAAGAACTTTGATTTGAGTCTCTGATTCTTTGAGAATTTGCTCTGCCTGCTCTTTACGTTCTTTTGCTTTTGTAAGATCAGCTTTTAAGCCTTCCGCATATTTTCGAATTGATTCGGTTGAGATCGTCATACAGTAGTTTTCTCTAAACTATAGTCCAAGTTTCGCCACTTCCAACCGTAACGGTTACGGAACTGTTAATCGTGATAGGGCCAGCCGACATTGCGTTGTAGCCATCTGAAATTGTTTTATCTGCTGCAACAGCTTGTGCGTTTTCAAAAAATGCACCTTCACATCGAACTGTGTCGGGTAGAACTGTTAGTTCGATCGTGTTGCTAACTCTAAACTCAATATGGGAAGCCCTAACACCTCTAATCTTCCATTGACCTTCAGAATCAAGAAAACCAACAGCATTATTTTCATCAGCGTAAACATATCCTCTTATTGTTCCTGCGTGACCGTCTCTAAAACGGATGCCATTAGCTGAACCACCTCCTGCTACGTTCCAATAATCATCATGGTCGGAATACCAATGTTGACCAGTACTTTGGTTATACATTCCATCGCCTGAACCATTATTTCTAAACCAACTACTGGAATATACCTCTTTAACATAAAGATTATTGACGTAGTTATTAGAAGATCCGAGATTATAAGTATTATTGGATGCTGGAACGAAATGTCCGTTGTCGTCTATATGCCATCTATCACCATTGTTATACCTAAATCGAATACCGTTTGAACCACCACATATATATAAGGCACTATCGTGAGCAGTAATTTTAGGAGTAGTTATATCACCAGTCCATGTACCGCTAGTCAGTCGAATATCACTAGCACCTGAAACAGTTATAGCCCCTGCACCACCTCCAACTGTTACATCATCAGCACAAGTTAGAGTGCCAGAAAAAGAAAGATTACCTGAAGCTGTATCATCAGCATCCGATCTTAAGAACGAGCCAGAACTAACGCCATCTAAAGTATCAGCATCTAACCCTGAACCTGAGCCGTCAACTGTTTTTAACAGCGTGAGAATTTCACTAGCAGACTGGTCAGCAGTAGCCCCGGATTCAATTCCGTCAAGTTTGCTGTGATCTGAATTAGTAAAATTATTATCTGTCTGAGACGCAACAGAGAAATCTAATGTTCCATCACCATCTTGATATGTAACAGTAATTCCAGATTCGGTGTTACCCGTAACCATTCCGCCAACAATATCTTGAACTTGTTCATTTGTTAAAGTCGCTGTTATATATCCAGCCCCATTAGTTAATTGATTATTATTGGTGACATTTGTAGCACTCGCAGCGATACCGTCAAGCTTAGATTTCAGCGTATTAGTAAAATTATTCTGAGTTAATCCACCATCACCGACTGTTAAATTCCCTGCATGAAACATAGTCCTATACTGACTACCGTCATACCAACTCGGAACATCATCTATCTTTATCCCGTTCGTTTCTTCTGAGTTCCAGAGAAGGAGATAACCATCACTATGCCACTGGATATAAGCTTTATTAGTTGTTCCTTCTTG